TGAGTTGGAATCACCGCAAGGCACCACACGGGCATCTGATCGAGTTCGGCCACTGGCAGCCTTACAAGGTCGTCAAGCTGCCCAACGGCGACTGGTTCACCACGAAGGAAAAGCTGCCGAGCCCGAATTGGATCGCGGCGAAGCCGTTCCTGCGGCCGGCCTACGACATCGCAAAAGAGCGCGCCGTGCAGGCCATGATCGAGCGCGGCAAGCAGCGCCTGCCGGAATTGCTCACGGAGAACGAGAGTGGGGATTGAGGCCAGCATCAAGACGGCGCTGGCGTCGATTGCGGGCGGGCGCGTGTATCCCGATACGACAGATGGTGTTCCCACACCGCTGGTCTATCCGCTGGTCATTTACCAGCAGGTCGGCGGCGATGTCATCAACCCGCTGGAATGCACCGATCCCAACCTTGACAACGCCCGCATCCAAGTGTGGGTGTGGTCTAAGACGCGCCTGGAAGCGTCCAGCGTCATGCGGCAGGTCCGCGTCGCGCTCACCGGATCGCTCAAAGCCTTTGCGCTCGGCGCGCCTGTGTCCGATTACGTCGAAGAACTGAAGAACTACGGCAGCCGGATGGATTTCTCCATCTGGTATGCGCCCTAAGCAGGTGGCGACAACCTGCAAGGCAGCCGGTGAAGGTTGGCGAGGTGAATATCGGCGAGGTCGCGACCGCCGCCACACGCCCAGCCCTGACGGGAACGGTGAAGGCGTCGCTCGCCCTGACGTTCTAGGCCAAAACTGTCGCGCCTAATCCGAAGGTTCGCCATTGCGCGGGCCTTTCTCGTTTCAAGCCCCGACTAGCCCTCGTCGTGAGACGCGCGAAATCGGGCACCTGTTTGGCCCGGTCTGCGGACCCGTGCCAACCCGCAATCGGAATACGCGATTCCGAGCAGACCGCCGTGAGGCGGCCTTTCCCATCGAGATGGAACAACACAAATGGCATACACGATCGCGAATGGCTCGACCATTCATATCGGCTCGGCGGTCGGCTCTTCGCTGACTGTCACCGTTGCTACGAACGCCTCCCCGTGCGTGATGACCTCGACGGCCCACGGCCTGTCGAACGGCGACTACATCATCGTGACCTCGGGCTGGTCCCGCGTCACCGACAAGGTGTGGCGCGTCGCCAACGTCACCGCCAACACGTTCGAGCTGGAAGGCAGCAACACCAGCGACACGACCGTCTACGCGGCCGGTTCGGGCACGGGCTCGGTCAAGAAGGTCACGACCTGGACCCAGCTCACGCAGGTGCTGTCGGTCAGCTCACAGGGTGGCGAACAGCAGTACGCGACCTATCAGCCGCTGGAAGGCGACCGCGAAGTCCGCATCCCGACCGTCAAGAGCGGCGGCGGCCTCGACATCGAGGTTGGCGACGACCCGACGCTCGCGGGCTTCCAGGCGTTCATGACCGCCAACGACGCGCGCACCGCCTATGCGGTCCGCATCACGGCGGCCAATAGCGGCAAGTCGCTGTTCTACAGCTACATCTCGGCCGACAAGGTGCCGCAGATGAACGTCAACGACGTGCAGAAAGCGCGCATCTCGCTGTCGCATCTGAACGAAGCCGTGCGCTACGCGACCTAATGGACCGGGGAGGCCCGGTGCATTGGGCCTCCCCTTTTCCTGAAGGAGCAACACGATGTTCAAGATTCAAGCCAACCCCACCATTGACGCGAAGCTGACCCTCATCGGTCAGGGCCGTGAACAGGTGTTGGAGTTGACGTTCAAGCATTCCACCCGATCCGATTACCTTCAGTTGCTGTCGGATGTGCGCGAGGAAAAGCGCAAGCCCGAAGACGCGCTGGCGAGCCTGATCGAGAAGTGGAACGCCGATATGACCGTCTCGGCTGATGCAATGAAGGCGCTGGACGAACACCAGCCCGGCGCGCTCATGGCGATCCTCAATGCCTACGGTGACGCCTTGCTGGTATCGCGCAAGGGAAACTGATCGGCAGCGCCCGCGTCCTCCGCGACGGACTTCCGACGCCGGAGGACTTGGAGCAAGCGGGCCTCGCGCCCGAGGACTGCACGACGCCCAACGAGGACGGCGTGTATTACGACCTCGGCGACAAAGCGTGGCGCTGCCAGATATGGGAAGAAAACTGGCCCGCGCTCAGTTTGTACCTGCGACTGCATACGCAGTGGCGCGTCGGATTCAGCGGTGCCGTAGGACTGGACTACAACGTCCTGTTCCACGAGTTGGACCGGATGCACCTCGCCCCCGATGACTACGACGACCTGTTCGGGTCCGTTCGTGTGATCGAAGAAACGATGCTGAACCCCAAGCCCGCCTAGTGCGGGCTTTTTCCTTTTTGAGAGTCCCATGACCGAAGAAAGCATCGGCACTGCCCGCCTAGATTTGGTGGCGGACACGTCCGAGTTTGTCGTCGGCGTGGAGGCAGCCAAGAAAGCGACGGCCGACCTTGGGCGGGCGACGCAGCAGTCCGCGAAGGTCGCGGCCGATGGCATCGCCAAGACCAACGCGGCGGCCAAAAGCACGGCCGATGCGATTCGCGGTTCGGCCAACGCGGTTGAGCAGAACACCCGGCGCCAAATCAATTCGCTGGAGAAGTTGGCCCGCACCTACGGGCTGACCCGCGAGGAGCAGATCCGGTACCGGATCGAGACGCAAACCACGGGTGACGTGCAGAAGCGCCTGCTGTCGATCTTTGACCAGCAGGTCGCGAAAGTTAACAGCAGCGGCCGTGCGCTCGATGCCTATGGCATGAGCGCGAAGCAGACCGCAGCGGCCCTTCGGGGCGTGCCGGCGCAGCTCACCGACATCTTCACCGGCCTTGCCACCGGCCAGCGTCCGATCAACATCCTGCTCCAGCAGGGCGGTCAGTTGAAGGACATGTTCGGCGGCATCGTGCCGGCCATTCGTGCCGTTGGTGGCGCGGTTGCGGGCCTCATCAACCCGTTCACCCTCACGGCGGCAGCAGTTGTCGGGCTGGGAGTGGCGTGGAACAAGGCCAACGACGAGGCCGAGGCGTTCAACAAGGCGCTCATCCTGTCGGGCAATGCGGTGGGACTGACGCGCCAGCAGTTGGAAGGTGTTGCGGCCTCGATTGCCAACACGACCGACGCCACGCAGGGCAAGGTGTCCGAGGCGCTGGCCCAAGTCGCGGCGTCCGGGCAGTTCACCGCCAAGCAGATGCAGATGGTCGCGCAGGCCGCCGTCGAGATGCAGCAGGCGACCGGCCAGTCCATCGAAAAGACGGTTCAGGACTTTGCCTCGCTGAAGGGCGACCCGCTTGACGGCATCCTCAAACTCAACGACGCGATTGGCGACGGCACCAACGTCGTCCGCTTCCTGACGCAAGCCCAGGCCGAGGAAATCGCCAAGCTCAAGGAGCAGGGCGACACCGCTGGGGCTACTGACCTTGCGTTCAAGGCGCTGTTCGACGGCATTAACTCGCGTGCTCCACAAGCCGCGCAGCAGATGTCGCTGCTCGGCGGCGTGCTGCACACCATTTCGGTCGAGGCCAAGCAAGACCTCGACGCCATCGTCGGGTTCTTCCGGGGTGCGGACGAAGGCATCCGCAGCTTCATCCTCACCCACGAGAAGATGCTGCGGTCGGTGGGCAATGTGGCGGCGGCATTGCCGAGCAACATCTTCGGCAACGCGCAGTTGGATGTCCTCAACTCCACGATTGATGCCGCCAAGCGCGCGTCCCGCCCGACCTTCTCCAATGTCACGGACGGAAGCGGCGCGGCGGATGCATCCAAGATCCACGCCCGCGAAGAAGCGCAACAGGAATTTGACCGTCTCGCCCTGAGCAACCTCAGCAAGCGCGAGAAGCTGGAAAACGAGATCAAGGAGATTCGCGAGAAGGGACTCGCGGCAGGCAAGTCGCAGCTTGCGATTGACACGGCCGTTGCCAACGCCCGCGCCCGCTATGCCGAAAGCCAGAAGAAGGGCAATTCGGGCGCAGGCATTGAATCGGCTACGTCAAAGAACTCCATTCAGGCGTTCGAGGATCAGCTCAAGAAAGAGCAGGGGTTGATCGCCAACCAGACACAGGTGCTGGAGGCCAACTACGCCGCCCGCAACATCACGGTGGCCGCCTACTACAAGGAACAGAAGCGCCTCGCCCAAGAAAACACGGACGTGCAGGTCAAGGCGCTGGAAGGCGAGATCGCCGCGCTCGGTGCCCGCAACGTCAATGGCAAGGTCTCCATCGAGAACGCGACCGAGATCGCGCAGAAGGAAGCCGAGCTGGCGAAGGTCCGCGCCGATGGTGCGACAAAGCTGGAAGTCCTGAACATTCAGGAGGCCGCGCAGCTCAAGCAACGCCAGCAGTTGCTGACCTCCTACAACGACGCGCTCAAGCAGACGGAAGATACGCTCCACGACGAGTTGGACAACCAAGTCGCCCGCATTTCGATGGGCGAGCGCGAGTTCGA